TCAAAAGATCCCGCAACTACGTATTTGTACGTGCAGTTTTCGTCTACTAAATATTTATCATCTAACTGAGCAAAAGCATATACAGCCCCTGTTTTGCCACCCTCAAAATCTATACCATTCATATAGACATCACCAGTGTTAATCATAACGCCGCCACGAATATTTCTGTATATTCGCACATTGTCATTGCTAGCTACATTTCCGCCGTGCGGGTGAATGTATGCAGTAGTTCCGTCTACATAGAATGAGCCCTCAGTACTCTCTACATCTGCAATAGATGCAACAGGATCATATCTACGATAATCACCATAGCTATCTTTTATTAGAGGGTTATACGCTGTTATAGCATCAGTAACAGTAGCTTCATATGTGTACGTCTTACTAGCAGATAGTGACCACGTTAGTGAATCAAACGCGCCTGTAACAACGCGACCATAGACAGCCTCCAGAGTTACTGACTTATTTGACAGTACTGAAGAAATATCTCCCGCACTAATTGATAGACTGCTATCATAAACGCCGGATCTAATAAATATACGTGTCCCGCCGGTGTTACCTGCGGCCACTGTTAGTGCAGCTTTAATGCTTTGTTTCGCCGCGCCCCATGACGCACCGCTTCCTAGATCGTTAGGGCGAGTACTATCAACATATACAATATTAGTAAACTGACTGAAATCAATTAGGTCTTGTGGCCTAATATCTATATCGTATCTACCGCCCTGCCTTGTAATTGTTGGTAATGTCAACTCAGAAGGCCAGTTGAATCCTGACGGTATATCTTCTGGGTATAATGATCCATTAATGGTAGAAAATGCGTTTCCTATGGTGCTAACGCCGCATTGTAATTTTTTCATTTTAACATCCTATAGTTATGCCGGGGAAAGGCACATAATCACACTCAGGGATATAGCTCATCACATATATGTCTGGTGTTATATTAAATAAAGTGGATTCAGATACATTAACAGCTGTACCGTCATTACTACCGGCTGAGTCAGCTATAGCTGTAGTCGTTGATAAATCCTCATCTATTGAATAGCTATGAATTAATGTTCCGCCAAAATACAGATTAACATTCGCAATGACCGTCCCGTCTGGAACAGGCGTTGCACCGTTTTGTCCTATCTCGTCAATCGTTCCGCTATATACAAAATCTAACGTCTCATATTTGTTAGCAGTTGGCGAAGGTGCGCCGGTAGGCAGTCCAGTAGTAACACCTGTTGGCGAATAAACATCCATGACTATACGATCAACAGTTACAGACGGAATAGAATAATACTGACTCAGGGTAGCGCCTATTGTCGTGAAGTATCTCTTAATAGCTTTAGCTGTAGACCCAGCCACAGCATTGATAAACGCATTTTCAATTGAGCTATTAATCGGTTGATTAATAAATTTCATAGCCGCCCCTTATTTATCAATCGGGATAAGAATATCTTCATCCGCGCGCACCCAGACAACACCTTGCAGCAACGCTTGATTTGCTGTATCCATTCGACCGTAAAATCCGTAAGGAGGGACGCGCTTACCGGAAACATAACCCTCCTCAGCTGGGTCTATTTCTGGTTTTGTTGCAGCATTAACAACGTATAACATGTTGTTAGATACTGGATTCTGCATCGAGAAATCTTGCTCTGCCGTCGCTGCCTGCGTCCAATCGCTTGCTAAAACAGTTAGCATTGTTGTTTCTGACATGTTTTTTACTCCATAAAAAAACCGGCAACGCGTTAACGCTGCCGGTTTATATTTTGTGTTTTGTCTATTTTAAATCACAACAAACCATCGCGGGTATAGTTGCTGACCTTCTCTTTTACTACGCCGCTTGTGTTAACAATAACGCTCTGTCCAAGCACATCAACACTACCATCGGCCTGCAGTTTTGTAATCATTGTATTGCCGTTTTCTAGTGCATTTAGCTCATATCTATTACCCAAGCCATCGCACATCTCTATCCGTGACGGCGGGTTGTATTTGTAGCCGTCAGCCGCATCAGGATCGTACTCACTTGCTTGGAATTTACCATTAATCACGGCGAGGGAGGTTATATCGTCTGATGGCCATTCGGTTTCTAAAAGAAGATCTTCAGGGGATGGGTTGCAGTAGTCCGCGCCAGAGCCTCCACACTCAAACTTAAAGACATTATAAGATCGAATTGAATAAGAATCAGGGTATGCCGGATTTACCATTTTTCTATCATAGTAATCAACACTCACCCACGACCGATTATTAGCAATCCCCCCAGGCCCGCCGCTACCTCTAAGATACCAATCCCCCGACCAATGAAAACCATCAATTACAACCTGCGACCTACCAGCGGCATGAGCCCCACCTTCCGTTGGATATACCGGGTTGGCATAATACGCCCCATTTCCCCAGTAATACCCTGGCTGGTATGTAGAATCTACCGGCGGCGTATTCGCATCATCCCACCCTGTAGGCGCTTGATATTCTTGCCCTGGCATGGGCGCAAGGTCTAGCTGTATTTTGTCGCCGGTTGCGCAATCGTAGCCTTCAAACTCATCCGCTTTATCACCTTCCTCTAAATCGTCAGTGATTGTTTTGTAGTTGCGTTCTTTTGTTTGCGAGCCGCTATCGTCCGGCGTTTCCGTAGAGGCTTCATCCGGCAGTTCGCCGCTATTGGATTCGATATCGCCGTTTGAGTTATAAAAGGCAACGCCACGCGTTTTACCGATCGCCGCTTTTTTATTTGCAGGACTTAGGCGCCCATCCTCTTCGATAGCGGTTTTTGCTATACGCCGCACCGCTTGCACGATGCGTTGGTTATTAGCTTCTACGCTTTTTTTTGTCATAGATAACCTTTACACATGTGTGATTAACAACGGATCGTTTGGAATGCTTATATCGTATGCCGCCACTCTTTCCGCCTCGCGCTCATCACGATCAATATCATCTATCGCGGGGGTATCAACTATAAATGCGGTTGGATACTGCTGTAGCGTAGACACCTGATCGTAATATTTGTAGTTGCTGATGTAGCCGGTCCAGCTCTCATCTAGCTGCCCAGCACCGTAGGCATTACCCAAATGCACGCCCAACCGGATTGTGCTGTTTGTTACTGCCTGATCCGCCACGTTTGGCTTAGCAGGATTAACAAGCGCCGTTTCTGTATAGCTGCCCGTTGCAGGCGCCCTGCTTAATACAAGCCGCCCTTTGGTTTGTCGCACGCCCGTGGCGCGATTAAACTCATGGGTGATGCTATACACGCGGCCAACACAATCAACCCGCCCATCGGCGAGTTGCAGGGTATGATGCGTATCAATGTCGGAAAAAACCTGTTTCGGCAGTTTAAAATCGACATAGTTTTTACGATGCGCTTGCAGTAGCTCGCGCTTGTACATTGTTAATACAATAGAGAGCACGTCATCAAACGCACTACGGCTACCGTAATCGGTACTTGTTGCATCGATGATCCAATCGCCGTTGGGTGACTGTACTGCCCCGTCTGGCGGATCAGAGTAAACTTCTGCATCATCCCATTCATCATCTGCATAATCAGCGGTTACCCCGTGCGAACGATCCGACGATGGGACCTCGCCCCACACCTCAATACTTTCTGATGCTGTGAATGTTAGGCTGTATTTTTCGGTAATGGTTTGAGTAAAACGATTAGCTAGCGACCAGCTTGCAGAAACAGCATAGAGCTCTGGCGATGGGTTAACCCAACCTTGGCTTAGGCCATTCACCGTATACGCCCCAGTAGCAGGAATATCCTGATAGCTAACCGCGCCTTTAAGCTCCCAACCGGTTGATTCAATGGCGGACCGTATTAGGGTTTTTGGCACTAGAGGGTAGGGCTTAACCATGTAATCACCCCAGTAATCAACCCCCGGCGCTTCCCAATAATATTCCCGCTCACGATGACGCAAACGGGTATATCGGTATTCAACATCAACACTGATTTTATTAACTAGGCTTTTGGAGTCTTGCAGGGTAACGCTTAGCATATCTTCTGATAAGTCGTTGCCTGTAAGCACTTTATCAACAGCGCCTACCGCCCACGGTACTAGGCGTATAACCCCGTACGCATCAACTTGTAGGCTTGCCATTCGAGTGCGCAGTAGATCGTTGGCGTAATCCTCGCCTTCAGCCTCTTCATCAAACAGATATTCGGACCACTCGCCACCAATGAGCGTATCAATCTCATCACGGCTCATTTTATCCAGCTGCTTACTTAGCAATGTACTCGCTGCAATTTGGGTACGGCCCGTTTCAACAGAATAAGTTGGCGTCTCTACCCACCCAGTAAACACTCTATCTGCAGATCCATCTGGCTGAATATAATCAATCGTCACTTTTTTATTAATAACCGCCAGCGGATCAACAACACCCGCCGGATTTTTAAGCACAAAACTTGCGGTTTTATTTTGCCCTTCCTGCCCTGTAACTATAACCGTGCCTGTAACGCGCGGCGTAACGTCAACACCATCAACCAAAACAACCGCCTCCCAGCGCCTGCTTTTTTTGGCAACATGCACATCTAGCGTCAACAACGACCGCGCCGGATATCGCGCACTCACATCTACATCAAAACCAAGCAACGTTTGCGCGGAGTAAGCCGCTTTATACTGCACATCAACATCAAACGCTAACAGCTCAGCCGCCGCTTGCTTGGCCTGCACATTGGCATTAAACCCCAACAACCTAACCGCAGGCTGCTTTGGCTGCACGTTTACGTTAAAAGAGGTTAATACTGTCATTAGGGTTTAACTCGCACTTGTACTGCTGAAACATCAATTGTTAAATCGGACGCTATACCGACCACCGAGCGCGTATTTTCAAACCGCACATGCAACTCAACCGCACCGCTCTCGCCGGCCGTGATTGTAGTACCCAGCGACAACGGATCACCCGCCGTTGCAGAATCCAGACCTAGCAACGTAGTTGATAATTTAATTTCGCTTACACTTTGACCACCCACCGGATCACCATCCGCAGGCGTTAGCACAATGTTATCAACGCCCGGATTTGGATCAGCAACTACCTCATAATCACCGGTGTCGCCTGCATCTGCCTCGACATCCGCCAGATAGAATAAAAGATCTTGCGCACCTTCACTGTGATCAGTAAATGCCGCAACAGGCACACTCGCCCCTACTGCATTGGTGCATGCTGCATCGGTATAGAGTTTTAACATTTAATAGATTCCGTTTAACAAAAAGACATAAAAAAAGCCCCAAAAAGGAGCTTGTTTAACGCAACAACCTAAACCCACGAGCTAAAGCCCAGAAGCCGCCCCCTCTAACAGATTGGCGATACTGCTCTCAAACTCATCTTTAGTTTCTGCCGTAATTGATAGGTTTTTGTTTTTACCTGGCACCGCCAGCTCCAACACAAACTTTTTAGTTGGGCCGCTTTGTTTTGATGCCCCTTGGATAGCCTGCCGTTGAACTTCTAAATACTCTTCAACTTTTTTGGTCATCTCTGCGGAGCTTTCAGATACTAGCGTTAGTTTATCGCCGTTTTCGCGAGTAACTTCTAGCAGAGACTTACCCCCCTCTTTGCTATCAGCCGGGCCACTTGTGCGCGAGTCCTTATCAGGATCTTTGTAATCAAGCCCTGCTTGTTCGCGCAGCAACAAGACAACATCTTTCATACCCTGCAAGTCATAATTAGATGCCCAGCCATAGTTTTTAGATGCAACATAAGACGCTTGCGCACGATCAATAAACTGCTCAGCCGCCAAGGTCGATCCGCTATCTATAAATTTCTTTGCAGACTTGGCTTCAGACTCAAAATTAAAGTTACGGGTATAGTTTTTAGGCTCTTTCTCATCTTCTGCAAAAAGCTTGCTGTATAAACTTGTACCTTTCGCTCCACGGGACTTAGCCAACTGCAACGATTCTTTTTGGGCTTTTAAGCGCCGCTCTTCTAGCTCTGCAAGTTTTTTGGCTTCCTTCGCTTGGCGTTCCATCTCTTCACGATGCTTAATCATTTTGTCATAAGCCTCTTTTTCTTGGCTTATAATCTTATCATTAGCACCAATTTGCCCTTGCATAAGCTTATCAATCTTAGCAATTTCTTTATTTAACCGAGTAACCTCATATTGCGCATCACGCCAATCACCTTTATCCAAAACACCAGGTATAGGCAAATCGGGAAGCGATTTAAAATCACCAAACTCACCTAAATGGTCTTGCGCCTTACCAAGCTCTCCCAGCAACTCAATACGGCGCCCAAACAAATCCTCAACCTTATCAGGCATTGTCGCTTCATTAAGCCTTTTAAATATCTCACTCCAACCATTCATTGCGCGCTGCGTAAAACTACTAGCCCCTGTAACCCTTGCCAAACTCTCAGCCAAATCAGAAAACCGATGCCCTAACGTATCTACTGCCCCCGCATACCCTTCGGCCTCCTTTTGCGCCGCACCTCCAAACTGACCCGCTATCTTATCCAACAGTATGGTTTGAGCCTTCAACAGCCCACCACTTTCCGCCAATGCTTTAATCTTATTCTTTTCCGCTTCAGTAAAAGAGACACCCGCCTTAGTAAGCGCCGTCAACCCCTTAGTCGGGTCTTCTAGCGCCTTACCCAATTGCATCACCGCCGACTTAGCATCCGTATTAATCACCGCCGCCATGTCCTGCGCCAATCTAATAGTCCGATTAAATGTCTCACCACCCACAGACTTAAATGTAAGCAAAACCGCCTGAGCATCACGAATACCCTCCGTGCTCGCCAAGGTCGCCAACGCAACAGCCCGCGCCTGCTGATCTAAAACCCGCACCGTCTGACCACTGGCATTACCTGTCGACTTAAGCAAAGCTTCGGTCCGCAAAAGCTGCCGCTCAGTCTCAGCAAGAACACCAACACCTTTGCCTATAACCGCTCCCGCCGCAGCAATCGCTAATCCCGCCGCAGTACCCGCTACGCCTACAGTTGCAAATCCTGCTGCAACCCCACTCAAACGACTAGAAACACCACCGAAGGGACCGTCAAGAATCGCAACAGCATTGCTCGCACGCCTAAAGCCCGCTTCCATCTTACTTGTCTCAGCCCGCGCCATCTTTGCACGTTTACCAAACTGCTGAACCTTATTTCCAGCTTGCGTCACATTTCGATCAAACGTGGATGTTTTTGCGCGCATCTCTATATCAAGCACTGCAACGTTTGTCATACCAAACCCCAGACATAAAAAAACCCGCTAATAAGCGGGTTTTATCTATTAAAATTTTATTACCTTAAAAGGTCCCAATGTTTTGCCCACGCCATTTCGCGCACTTGGTGCTGTAAGTTTTGACTCATATACTCTTCACGCGTTAGCGACAGGTCTCTTTCTAACTGCACGCGCTTAGTTAGCAATTCTATCGCCTGCTTGCATTTCGACGAGCTCTCACGCTCTATCATTTTTACAACCTGCTCACACTTTAGCGCTTCTGCAAACCGCTCCATGTCGCGCCGCCATTCAAATAAACCCGTCACCTTGATTACATTACTGGCCGACGACTCCTGAACAGCCACCCAGCGCGCACACAAATTAAGCGATTGAATAAGCAGATCCGGCGGAAGCCCTTTATATTTATCTTTAGCAACAGGTTCAAAATAACGCGAAAGCATCAACCCTCGCGTATGATCTGCACCAAATTCAGTAAAACCCCGGGTTAATTTATCGTAACCGCTACGCGTAAGAAGGATAATCCCAGACGCACTAACATTTAATCCAAAGCGTTCCAACAGTTGCTGCTCGCTATGCGGCACCTTAAAATAGTCCTTATTTAAAAGAAACTCCCGCTTCTTTCGGCCATAAAAACGCTTACTCGCATGCCCAGCCACCCGACCATGCGCTTGATCGATCATCTCAAACGAAACGACTCGCTGATTAAAGTATTCAACTCTATTAAGATGCTTAACATGATCTTTGGTGAGTTTATCCGCCATCCAATTAAAGGCATTAATATATTGCTCTTTAATTTCTGCTGCTTTTTTACCTGTAAAACCCATCACCAAAAACATGAATCCGTCTTTGGTCATCTCATAGCATTTTAAATCACGTTTTACCGCCCCAGCCCGCATATTTACTATGTGGGCTGAAAAGTTAGCTGACGCAAAATTATCAGAGCAACTTAACGACTCTATCGATTGAATGACGTTTTTATGCTGCCTACCAAAAACCTCAGCAACCTTTTTAGAGTTTGTGACCAATTGATCACTATTTACAGAAATTACATCTTGCGGATTAAATCCAGCTACCTGCTGTATTTGAGTGGTCATCATGACCTCCTTTTGATTCTTCTTACGGAATATGGGTGTCGGGAGGGTAAGAATGGCCAAAAAGAAACCACGGGCTTATTTCCTCAGAGAGGTGTTGTATTCACCGCCCTCCCGACATAACGCAGGTGTACCTATTACATAAATAACAGGCACAAAAAAACCAACGCTAACAGGGTTGGGTAGTCCGCCTTTTGGAGATTCTTACGTCTCTAAAGCAAACTATAGCCCTATTAGGTTGGTTTGGTCAAATCACTTATGCGGGTAATCGATCAAAAACCGATCAGCACCATCGCAAGCACCCGTTACTGAATTAACCTCTATCTCTTCATTTGCACCAAATGCCAACTTATTCGCACACAGCCTTGCTGATTCAAGCTGCGAATTATAAGACGTCATAGCAAAAACCATGATTACATTATCAGAAAGCGGTCCCGTATATTGGAACCACCCCCTATATAACGCATCACCACCGATCTCTGCCACACGATGCAATCGACACCCTTTTAACTCGTAACCATTGCCTATCAACACCTCAGAAAAAGCAGAGAAAGCAGGCCTACACACCTGCTCTGCCTCTGTAATAAACTTTAATGTCTTTTTAGACCCTGCCTCATGCTGAGCCCAAAAAATATAACCATAAAGAACAACAGCAATAAATATTAATCCGTAAATGATTTTGTTCAGCATTATACCGCTCCCTGCAAGCATGGAATTTAATTTCCTTAAAACCCCAAGTTATTTATCAACATCCTTTCGACAATACGGGCAAATTTTAGCTTCTTTAAGTATATCTTCAGCACAATAAGCACACGGCTGACGCCTGCCGTTCTTCTGGATAATCACAACAAAAACCCCAAGCGGGCCCAATATTGCGCCATTTAAAAAACCCAAAAAAGGAAAGCCCCGCCGCATGCCTATATGGGTCGCCAAAATAACACTAACAACCCAAGAAAGAACAAAAACGCAAACAATAAAAACATCAATAAAATGACCCATCTTCTATTCCTTTAGCTCCTTGATAAACCATGAGAATATCAGTTTTTATTGGCCTCTGCCTCTCGCCCTATTCGGGTTAGATTGTCTTTAAGTGCCGCGCTTTGTTGTTTAACAAACTCTTCCGGGTCCATTATTTCCCAGTGTGCGGCTTGCCGCTCTTCTGGATCTTGCAGGCGTTTATATGCCAGCCAGTACTGCATTACCTGTTCTGGCATCTCCTCTAGCATTTCAAACGGGTTTGCTATACCCCATTTATCAGCCAGCCCAAAAGCAAATTCAAGCCCTGGGCTGTTTAGGAGTTTTTTTCGGGTTCGCTTGCCTCCGTTTGCATTAAGCGCTTTTCAACCAATCCATAAAGCCTGTCGATTGCATCGCCGTTAAAATCCTGCATTAGCTCATCGACTGTTTGAGCGAATAGCCGCTTACCCTTTTTATCCACAATGTGATAGCGCACATAAATAGTGGCCACCTTCATTGAGTAGGTTTTGTCGTCTTTATCTAGCTCGGTTAGTTCGCGATAGCGGGCGATCATATCGAGCGAGTTAAGCGTGGGCAGGATATAAACGTCCTGCCCATCAAACGCTTCTTTAACTACCGGTTGCAGTTTGAGTTTATTGATATCGAGTATTGACATAATTAAGACCAAGTCACCGCGCCGGTAATACGCACTGTAAATTGCCCCTCAAGACTTTGTCCTACATTGCCAGAGAAGGGGACGTTTTTAACTAGACCAACAAATTCACCCACTGCACCATCAGCCAGCGTTAGTTTAAAATTGCGCTCTTCTGATGCGATTTTGGCGTCATGCATTTCGGCCTGACCTGCATCGCTACGGTTGTATTGCAGCGTACCCGTCACTTGACCAGAATCAGGCAAACCAACGGTGTACTCTTTAGCAACACTGGTTAGGACGGTTTCGTCATTTTCTGTAGGTTCACCCTCTGCAAAACTGATTGTTTTAATACCGCCAATGGGATGAAACGCTGGCGAAACCTCTGTGTCTTCAATTTCGAGCGTTGTACCTTGGGCTGGGATTGAAATGTTTGCACCGGCCATGTTGTATCTCCTAGCTTATTTCAGGTAATAAAAAACCCCGTTACCGGATTAGTAACGAGGCTTTGTTGTTTGTTTTTTGTGTTTAAACGCAATAAGTAAGCGCTGTTTTAAATCATCTTGTGCGACAAGTGGCAGCTTGCTTAGATAGCTTTGCCGCTGTTGTAACGTCCAGCTTTTGCACATTTCGCGGGCTAAGCATTCCAGCAAGTGCTCTTTGCTGTCATTACCGCCCTTTCTACCTAAGCGCTCCGCTGCCGCATTAGTGGACAACACCGTACTGCATATCAAGCGCCGTCCATGCTTGGGTGGATTCTCGGTCGTATTCGTACCCTTTTAGGGTAATAAACCGACAGGTTCCAGCGAGAGTAATATCTTGATTTAGCGTATTTTGTATTTGATCGCCGATGGCATCTAGCACATCATCAACGTTTTGCTGATCGGGAGCCATTACACGCACAGTTAGCGTGCTGTCGTAGCCGAGCTGCTCATAATCACCATTTTCCATATAGATACAAACCGCTGCTTTTTCGCCGTCTAGGTTTGATTTTTTAAACGTAAATAGCTGTATATCTGATATGGCCGCTGCAGCAATCACGGTTTTGATATGATCACGGATTAGCTTGCGTTGTCCGTTGTTCATATTTATGCCTCATATTTACTCAAGCGCCACGCGAGATCACTTTTTAGGCGCTTGGCATAATTTGATTTAAGTTCCCGTTCGGCGGATTTTGGGGCGATATCTTCAACTTGCTTGCGTATATCTACCCGCACCACATCAACCGGCAACCGCGCCGATCCTTTGCGCTCGAATACGTGCTGTTTTCCGTTCCGCCCCCGCGCGATAAATGCACTGCTATAAGTGCGCTTACCTGCTTTTACACCCCTGCCTTTTCTGCTACGCCAACCACTCTTACCAGAATCACGGGCGTTTAAATCAATAACAGAGATTCCACGGTAGTAGTTGCGCAACCGTACCCGCATTTTTTTTGAATTTGCGCGGCTTATATAAACCCGCTTTCGCACATGCTTTTGCGGAACAACGATAGATTTAGCCACGCCCCGCACCGTTCTGGTTTTTGCCGCTGCAGCTGTTTTATTTAGCGCACTAGCCGCCGCGCGCGGCACCTCAATCGCTTTGATCGATTGAAGTTTTTTTGTAAGCACCGCTATTTGCTGCTCGATTGATCCCGCCATAAAACACCCCACCAAAAAAGCCAGCTCATTGCTGGGCTGGCTTTATTTTGTTTGCAGCGTTAATCCGCTTTTGTAACAGCCCATTCCGCCATATGACCATCGTCTTCTAACTCTTCACGCAGAGTAAGCACGACACCCGTTCCTATAAACCGGACAACCTGCCCCGTTTTAAGCTCGATTGGTGGACCAGGAATACTAACAACATCTTTTGGTGCTGCACCGTAGCCGTCTACTGATTGCACGCCCTGCTCATAAATCGCTTGAATGGGATATTCATCGCCCCCGTCAGCATCGAGCGCTGACAGGATCGCTTCATCACCAAATTCACCCGAAATAACCCCGTCCATGTCGGTTATCAGATCATCAAATACGGACATAATTAATCCGCCGCTTTAGCTGGTGCTTTTGTCGCTGCTTTAGCCGGTTTTTTTTCAGGCTCGCTAGCCCAATGCGCCGCCGTACTAGACACAAACAGCGCAATATTGCGCTTACTGTGCTTCATTTCATTCAGCTCATCAGGTGAGTAACTACCTTTTTTTAACGCTACACCGTGCATCCGCGCATCTTCTGGAACTATTAGTTTTTTCATAACTAACCCATTTTTACGTTAATTAAGTGCCGCTATTTAAGCAGCACTGCATAACCCGCTTTAATCAACAGATCCGCTGTTTTTTTGGTAATGTCATCACCAATCGTTAGGACCTGGTCTTTAACCGGGGCTAGTTTGTTTTTGCCATCCGTGCAACGGATCGTTCTAAGCAATTTAATCTGCTTAACGTCTGCCGCTGGCACTGGGACTAGATCATCTGGAAGCGCCCGCAGGTAAAGATCAATAAGCGCTTCTTTATCTGCATCTTTTGGGATTTGGATCTCGCTCTTCAGGGCAGCAGATAAACGCCCGATCTGCTCTGTTAGCTTTTCTTCATCTAAGCTTGCTAACTGCTCTTTTGATAATACTGTCATGCTAATCACCTACGTGCTTTTAATAAAAAAAGGGAGCAATTAGCCCCCTTTGTTATATTCACAACTTATCGATTATTCGTCCGTAACAATAACGACAACAAAATCGTTAATGTTCATTGGCACCATAAGCGGCGCGGACTGCATCATTGTGTATTCACGCGCTGGATCACCCTGCGTTACCCAGTTTTTAGGGTAGCGATCTGTCTGCGACATACCTTCTTTGATTGCATCGATATCTTGCACTGCACCGTAGGCACGTACACCCTGGTTATTCGTATTACCAAACACAATGCAGTTATCCGGCAGGTAGCGTTTTTTGGTGCCATCTTCTTTGTAGTAGTGCTGAGAAACAACCACTTGCACATCGCCAAAGTAGCCCTTAAAGCTTACGCTTTCGCCAAGGTTTTTAAGGGCGGTTTCTAGGGTAGCTGTACTACCGCGCAGGGTATCAAGCTTATCCTGAACTGCCTTAAAGCTATGGAACAGTGCCCACGCCTTGGAATCCATTACCATGACATTGATCATACCATCAGACTGAGAGCACCATTCTGTAATGTCGTTGGTTGGATCATAGGTTGATACATCTTTTTGCGACCAGCGATCTGCTAGTGTTAGCGCAATGTTGTTGCCACTGTTTTGATCAAAATCGACTTGCTGAGCTTCGTAGCCCTCGCCTTCAACCGTAAAACCGCCGTAAACGATAGCATCTACCGCTTGCTTTTCTTCGTACTGCTGGATTGCCAAGTCTTCTTTAATCAGATTATCGGCAATTTGCGCTTCACGCCGCTGGCCAAGCGTTAGCGCACCGGTTAGGCGCTCACCCGCACGGCGTTTCATTAGCTTGTTTGGGCTTACTTCGTGCTTTGGTTTAACGTATGCCGCTTGAAAGCTGTTGGTTGAGTAGCCTTTGTCGGCAATCACTTTACCG